TCATTTGCAATTAAAATATTCACTTGAATCTACTTAAATCTGAATTAATCTGTAAAAGTCTTTATCTGTTTGGATCTTAGCAATTCTTTAGTCTGTTTTAGTCGGTATTGATCTGTATTAATCTGCAAATAAAACGGGTATATTCGCGGGTAATAAAAATCATTGGACGGGTAACAATGCTTTCAGACACAAAAATAAAGAATCTAAAACCACAAGAAAAAATGTATAGAATTCTTGATGCAGAACGGCTATACATTGAGGTTCGACCTACTGGCAAGAAAGTATGGCGACTTAAATATACACTACATAGCAAAGAAGGCACAATTAGTCTTGGCGATTACCCGTCTGTGTCTTTAGCTGAAGCACGAAAAAAGAAAGAAGAAATAAAAGCGCTTTTAAAAGATGGGATAAACCCAGTGCAGGAAAAAAGAAAACTACAGCAAGAAAATTTAATTGCTAATAGCAACACTTTTAAAGCTATTGCTGAAGAATATATTGTTGAGGGTATGAAATATAAAAGCAAAGATTATATCGATCAATTCAAACGCTCAATGGAAAAAGATATTTATACAGCAATTGGTCACAAGCCTATTCGCGAAGTCACATCCGCCGACATTTTATCAATTTTAAAAAATACGATTACCCGCGTTAGAAAATTAAGTCATTATGGCACTGGCGAAGCAGCAGCTAACCAAAATCGACTTTTTATTAGTCTTGTAATGAAATATGCGATTGTTACGCTTAGAGCTGAAAATGATCCCACATATGCAGTGAAAAATGCGATTGAATCGCCTGAGACTGAACATGCACGACCACTAGATAAAGATGAACGCATCAGACTTAGAACAAGACTTGAGCTATACGGAGGCACAACTACAGTAAGAAACGCCTGTCTTGCAATGATGTATACAATGTTGCGAGCTTCTGAAGTGCGTCGAATGCAGTGGTCATTTGTTGATTTTGAGGAAAGGTTAATTGAATTTCCAAAGGCATCAAGACGACGCAAACAAGAACGCAGCAACAAAAAAAACCACATTCATCTTGTGCCAATGTCAGATCAGCTTTTTGCCTTACTCAAAGAACAATTTGAAATATCACAAAATCAAACTTATGTATTTTCTGCACCATTCAAAAATGATGAAATGCTTGCACGCACTACTTTAAATAGAGCACTTGTTTTTATTGGTATGCCTGAAGTTACAACACATGATTTTCGTGCAACTGCATCTACTCTTTTGAATGAAAAAGGATACAAGCCTGACTGGATCAACAAACAACTAGCACATGTTGAAGAAAACAAAACACGAGCAACTTATAACCATGCTAAATATCTTGAAAGCAGGCGCAAAATGCTTCAAGACTGGGCTGATATTGTTGATAGCTGGGGTAAACAATGAGACCTTACTACATAAAGAAGAACGGACTTTACTTACACGTACAAACAACCGAGCATGAAGAATATCAAGACTCGTCAGATATAAATGCTATGTACACAATGCAGTATGTTTTTAAGAAAGAAAAAGATGGTGCAAAGACGTTCTATGATTCTACTGAAGCCAGTACATATATAACTAAGCGGAGAATTAAGGGTGTGGAAGTAGTGAGGGATTGATACTCGCTAATGTTGCACACACTGCAAGCAAACACTGATATTGACATTGGTTTTAATTGAGTGAGCTGTGCAGCTTGACAGAAGCAAGCACAGCACTGTAACGATTGAAGTAATGAAAGAGCGTTTGCACATATAAGTTACTTCTTTAGAAATAGTGCTCGCTCAGCTTCACGACGACGAACTAAGCCTTTCATAACCTTGCCACCGCCCTTGTTCCAACGTAAAAATTGATCCGCTGCCCCTTGGTAATCTTTGGCATTCAGTTTCTTTAAAAGAGTTGAATTGCTAAAAGCTGTTTGACCAATGTTATAAACAAGGCTGACCAAAGCATCAAACTGGTTTTGAGATAAAGGCACTTCCACGAGCTTATTCACAGAAGATTCAAAGCGCTTTAAATCATGTGCAAAATATTCTTTTGCTTGTTCTAAAGTACACTTATCGCCTTTCTTTACGTTTACGCCATTGGGATAAACTGTAGTTCCAATGCCAATAGTCCATACACCTACACCATCGTCATATGCTTGAAGCTTGGTATCTTCAAAGCTAGAGATTAGTTCAATACCAACTTGGCTTATTTTCATGCCTTTTTGTTGAAGCTCATCAACAACATCATTGAGCTTATCTACCTGTTCTTGTGTAAGCTTGCCTCCAGCAATAACACGAGCAGCATCAAAAAATGGTTTAGTTGTCATCACCCACCCCACTTATTTACGTTTTTCTTCAAGTACTCTTCGATAAACGTACTTCCCAAAATACCCAAAGCACATGCGATAGCAACCAGTGCCACAGGGCTGAGATCAGGAAATTGAATTAACACGATGCCTGCAATTGTTGAAGTAGCTGAACCAAGGATTGTTCGCCCAATGATTAATCGAGCTGACAAAGGTTCGCTTGAAACTAGTAGCCTACTCATACCGATTAGCGCTCCTATAACAACTAAAGTGAAAAGTGTTTTTTCATGCTCTTGCATGATGTTCCCCCTAAATTTTGGTAATAAAAAAGCCCCGAAGGGCTTTATAGTTTTAAATGATGGGTTTGATCATGTTATCTTTTGATTGTTTGCTGATTGGTGTGTTGCACTATCTGTTGCATTAATATTTGACAATGTTGGAAAGTTTGCCTGTGTTTGGTTAATCGAAAAATTATCTTTAATATTCAGATAGTCCAATTCTCCAGCCACGTTTGTTCCAAGAATAATCATACCATGTGTTGCATTTCTCGCCGTGTTTCCAGAAATATTACTACCGCGCAGTCGAGTTATTGATATACATGGTTTTTGCGTAGTTGTGTTTGATTCAACCTGATTATTTGTAATCGTGTTGTGTGCACAAATACCGCCAAGATCGCCAACACCCAAAGCCTGAAAACGAGTTGACCCGACAAAAAATTTATTATCAGAAATAATACACCTGTTGATTTTGCCGAAATCTGTTTGCTCTTGGAAAACGTTATCAGAGATAATACAGTCATTCATGTATCCGTTAGCGTAGAACAATTGACGAAACGCAGAAAGTGAGCAAAAAACAGTGTTTCCTACAAATTTACTAAATGTGATTGTCGGATCAGGTCTTGCGCCCTCTTTCGTAATACGTATCCCGTATTTTGGTATTTGTGATTTGTTTAAATCTTGCAATATGTGATTATTTGATATTGTAATATTTTTACAATCCCCGTGAAGGGAAATACCAGTACCGTCCTTTATTGACATTCTATTCGAATTTACAATAATGTCTTGGCAATTTTCAATCCAAACACACGATGATATGTCGTTTGATGTTCCCAATGCTAGATTTCTGAAAACATTATTACTTATTAACGCTGCGTTGATAGACTCCAATTTGATTGCGGAAAAGTAAGTTGTACCGTGTAAAGTTGCATCAAAACCATCAAAAATATTACCATCAATAATGAAGTTTCTTGGTGTATTTGCCCAACTAAACGAGGGTGCAGCACGTGAGTCAATATAATAAATGTTGATAAACGATGTAGTTTGTACACCATAAGCCTTAATGTCGTAAAAATAGTTATTTGAAATTATGACTTGTTCAGCCCATCCTAATGCGTCACTAGACGAGTTAGCTGGATCGTCTGACATTGTAACCTTAATTTCTATTGCTGTACCAAGTCTTGTTTTACAAGACAAAAATCTATTGTTTGCAACAATTGTACGTGCACCAGAAGAATACAAGTCAATAAAATTATCAAGAGAGTTTTTAAACGTGTTATTTAAAATCTGACCATATGACAACCTAGATGCATGAATAAGTTCATTATTGTTAGAGTAGTTGTTACCGTCAATAATGTTACCGTCAATTAAATAATCTGTACATCCAATCAACTGTATCGCATACTGAATATTACAAGATGTAACCTCTAAGTTGTCAATGTTACTTGCATACAAGCCGAATGAATCACCAGTAGCAACACCAGTATCGAAAGTAATTTTAACATTATGGATTTTCTGTCTGTAATATCTAGTTGGGACTGTGGTAGAGCCAAATAAATATAGCCCTATCACAGCATTAGTGCTTATTAAATTAAAATCTCGAATAACAAGATCATCACCAGTTACACGAAGATAGCCTTTAAGTGTAGCACCATTACCATAAATATGACATGAAGCGTCAAGTGTGACACCTGTACAGTTGTAAGTTTTTCCATGCGTGAATGACAGAACTCGCTTATTTGTTGCTGCTACATTTAGAGCGTTTTGCATTGCTACAGCGTCATTATAAACACCATCTCCGACTGCACCAAAATCTTCAGGATAGATGAATTTTGATTTTCTATAATCATTTATCTGCTGCTGTGTTTGTCCGCTTGCGTCGACAACGAAGTTGGCTTTAATTTGCGCCAGTGCTCCAATATTATCAACATCATAAAGCCGCTCACCGCGCCACGACTCAACAATTACTCGATACTGGCCATCAAAATAAATATCCGCTTCACCCGCCACATCAAGCAAGATCGGGTTGGTGTTTGGGGTTGTTGCCGCTAAGTCTTTGTATGTGGTTTTTGGCGTAGTGGTGTTTGGCTCGTAGGTGTAAATTTTACCACCTGATAATGGGCGGGCATTGTCATCAAAGAAGCGAGCGCGAATCATTGGCATTGGTGTAACGAGATTGGCCATTTATAGCTCCAATAAAAAACCGCCAATTAAGGCGGCTGATGTGGTTTAATCTTAGGAAAATAAAAAGTGAGTTAAAACATGAAAAAAATGCTGTTTGTTGTGGGTGCTTTTCTGCTGTCAGGCTGCGCAAGCTCATACAAGCCAAATTCTATATTTGGCGGGTTTGATGAAACCATGCTTTCACCAGATACTTTCAGAATTAGTGTGAGTGGTAATGCTTTTACTTCTGGTGGTCGTGTTTATGACTTTGCTTTGCTCCGTGCTGCTGAGTTATCTATTCAAAACCAATGCCCGTACTTTGTGGTGCTGGATCAAGAGAACCGCGTTAAAACCTCACGCTATATTAGTCCGTCATCAGTACACACTAACGCAAGCGCCAATGTGTATGGAAATTCAGCCTTTGGCCAAGCAACCACAACTTATAGCGGTGGCACCATCTCAAATATTGAAAAACCTGTTTCATCAATTACAGTGCAGTGCTTTAAAGAAAACCCAACCAATGTGAAAGCATTTGATGCTGCATGGCTTGAGCAGAGCTTAAAGACGAAATACAAGGTAAAATAATATGATTCAAATAATTGCAGCAATTGTCGGCATGTTTATAGCATGGTGGTTAATCATGCTTGTGCTAAGCATTGCTGCAAATATTTTTATCAGCATTAAGGATTGGTGGGATAATCACTGAGTTGCATTTGCCCCACCGATTACACCAAGTTTCGTTAGCTGCTCAATCATTCTCTTGTCACCCTCACTAAACATCACATTATTAATCACATCAGCCGAAGCTTTTGCATCACCTGCTAGATTAGCTTTCATTGCTCGGCTCACCTGAATTGAGTCAGCAACATCCTTGAATGGGGATAATGCAACTCGGAATCCAGGGCGATTGATAATTCCACCCAAGAAATTCATCAAAGCAGCGGATGTGTTTGAGTTGTTCACATAGGAGTGAGCGGGTTGTGTCACAAGGTATTGGCCAGCCATACCAATGTCTTTCAGCCTTGCCACTTCATCAGGTGTGAACATTGCAGCAAGCCTACGATCCCCGATTGAATCTAGTGCTCGTTTCATTCCTGCTGGGCTAAACTGGCCGTTTTGGTTGATCGCCTTATCAGAAATGAACTTGACTACCTGCCCCTTAATGTCGGCCACGGATTGCGGATTGACATTGTTGAGTAGATCGACAGTCTTTTGCAGTTCGGCAACATTGCCATTTAAGACATGCTTTTGGAATAGCTTGTCAGGCTCTACACCTTTGATTGCATCTTTGAGTAGCGGAATACCTTCAATCTGCTGTGCGTTAAACTTATAAGCATCACGGGCGAACTGATATGCCTGAGCAGCATCATTACCACCAGTTGAAAGCAGATTCTGCATTGCTTCACTCTGGCGATTCTCTAACGCATCGCGGACTACACCAATTGCATAAGTGGAACTGGTTGGCTGCCCATTCTGAAGTGATGAGCTGTATTCACGATTAAGGATTTTTATTAATTCCTCAGACTTATCAAGTGTGAAAGCCTGTGGATTCTTTTCAATATCCTTAATGATCTTACTTACACCAGATGGTAAGCTGGACATGGCATACTGCTCGTCAAGCTTGGTGATTGCATCATTTGCGAAGCCGCGACCATCAAGAACAATATCATTCCCTGCTGCATTTCTAGCATTGTCATAAGCAGCACCAATAAACGCTTTGTTTTGCGCCTGTTGACCTTCTAACGCATCGACCGCGCCGCTGGCAGCACCATAAGCATCATCAGCCTTTCCGCCTGTTTTAGCAGCCACATCATCAAGCAATCCCGCAAGCTGCACATTATCCTGTACTAGCTTGTCGCGTAACGGATCACCAGCACCATTGATTTTGGCAAGCTCAGCTTGTTTTTGCCATAACTTCGGATCGCCAGTGAGTTGCGCCTGAGTTGGTCGAATACCAACACGATCAAGGACCACTTTGCGAGCAATAGCCTCTTTATTGACTGCTTTACCAGACTTGAGTGCTGCCGCTACGTCTTTTCGCAATCCATCCACAACATCGTCAGACAAGTCACTCATCTTGATGTTGCTTTGCTTTAATGCAATTTCAATCTGGTCGTCTACGGTAGCACTCACACGAGCAGTTGCGGCAGCCTTAGCAGATGGCACAACCTTTTGTGAAACTTTGGTAATGCCTTTGCCGATCTTGTCACCAGCAATACCGCCTAAAGCACCACCAACAGCACCAGAAGCAATATTGGCTTTTCGCTGCTCAGCGTTTTCAGCAAAACCTACACCACCAATAGCTCCACCAACCAAAGCATTTTGTGCTGTGACTTTAGCGCCAGCACCTGATAACACTTTTGCAGCACCATAGCCTTTAGTTAGTCCAGCAACCGGAGCCGTTGCAACGGTTTGACCAATAAAACGGCCTACATTCATTCCAGCACCGCTATCCTTGCGCGCCTGCTCGTAGGTCTTTTTCTCATCTGCCTTGTACTTGGTGTATTTCTCATAGCGGTTAGTATCAAGGTTTGTGCCTAGCACTTTGTTAGTGGTGCCACGAATACCATCAGCAACGTATTCAGCACCCTGAGCCACACCGCTATAAATATCATCAATACCAGCACCAACGTCTGCAATGAATGATGGTTTTTCAGGTTTTGGGGTGGGTTGTTGTTTTGGAGAATCTACAAAGCGAATATTTAAGCCAAAGTCTTTGGCAATTTGCTCTTGTGTAATTCCAGCGGCTCTAGCCCGCTTTGTGCTTGCGTTAAAGTCTGGGTCTTTTCGCAACTCATTCCAAATCTCTGAGTCTTTTTTACCTTGGCTCTTTGCATTCTGCACAAATGCCATTGTTTGAGATGCCATGTTAGCCCCCTGGGAATAGTTTTGCTGCCTGCTCAGCAGATAAGTAGCCTGTTTGTTGTGTAGTCTGGTTATTTTGAGGGAATATTTTTGCAACTTCTTCCGCACTCAAGTAATCAGACGGCAACCTTTGTTGTTTTGGAAACAATCGAGCGGCATCTTCGGCACTCAAATAATTAGATTTTGGAGCTGCTTGTTTTGGGAATAATTTAGCCGCCTGTGCTGCGCTTAGGTATTGCGGCTGATAGCCACCTTGTTGAGCACTACCGCCGAGAAACTTATTAATCTCAGCTTGTGAGCGTCTTGGTTGTGCGTAGGGTGAGGATGGCAAGGATGCCCAAGTGCTGCCGAGTTTTTGAATAGCAGCCTGATAGTTGCCTTTTAGCACATCGTTCAATGCGCCTTTTTGCATTATCAGGCCAATAGCACCAATGTCCTGCGACTGTGGCGAGAAGTCTTTCAGGCCATACTGGCGCGATAGACCATCCCATGTGCCTTTTAAGAACTGGTAACGACCTGCTGCCGTGGTGAAATTGGTTTTACCATCAGTCTGTTTAAATGATTTTCGCACATTTGGGTGTGCAGATAGATTGCCAAAACGCTCATTGCCAAAGATAGTGTTATAGCCATGCCGAACACCCTCAGCACTGGCAATCACATCAAGCAACTTCCGTACGTTTGGATTGTTTAAATATTGCTGAGGGGTTGCCATGCTTCACCTATTTGAAGTAAGAGAGTGATTCGCCACCAGAGCCACCACCGCCTTGCTGTGACTGGAAATAGCTTCCATTGCGGATACCTTCAGCCTTAGCTAGATTGGATTGCAGTCTACGCTCAGCCATCTGAATAGCTCGATTGTAGATTGCTTCACGCTGCGCACGTGGCAAGTTTGCCGAACCTTGTAATTGAAGCAAGATTGCTCGTTCACCTTCTGTTGGTGCGCCACCAAACGTAGCCTTTAGCATCTCCAAGGCGTTACCAGTCACGATGTTATCAAGCATAGTAGTAGCTGTAGCTCGCTCATCCTCACCAAAGAATCCACGTGCAGTTGCCCGCTGTGCAGCACCAACGCCATCGTATGCTTTTTCGCTGTATTTCAGAGCATCTTTAAGGTTCGTAATACCGTTTTGAGCAGCAGAAATAGAGTCTGTAACTTCAAATAATTCCTTTTGCGCAGTTGCAGACATGCCACCTTTGCCAGAATTGGCAGCAGGCGCTTTAGTGTGTTTTCCATCTGGACCAAGAAGTGGTTTGTAGCTCTTGTCTGGTGGCTGATTTGGCATAAATATATAAGCCATACCATCAGCACCTGCCATAATTTCACCCTTGTTTTGCTCAAGGTCTATCTTTTGCTGCTCAAGAGCCTGCTTAACCTGTAGCTCTTGCTGCCCAAGCTGATAGTCCTTATCTGTGCTGTATATGCTCGCTTGAGTGGTTCGGATATTGTTGTTTGTGGATGTGTTGTTATCCCGAACATTGTTGTCAACAGATGTCTCGTTATCCAATACGTTGTCAGCAGTAGTGAGTGAGTATTTAGGGTCTTGCAATCCTTTGAATCGACCTAGTGCATATTGTTGTGCCTCAGCAGCATTGGTTGGCATGTTGGTCAGTGCATCAAGCTCGGTCTGATAGCTTTCAGGACTGATTACACCGTTATTTTTCATGTTTTCAAGCTGTGCTTTTGCTGCTACTGGCCCACCAGTTAAAAAAGCTGACCAGATAGAGCCTGTGTTGTTCTGGCGTGTGATACCTGTTTCGGTGGCAATCTTGCCTGATTCAGAGCCTAGCTTGTAGGTTTCGGCATAGGTCTTGTTTAGGTCAGCATCGAACTTGAGTTGATCTGCTGCGGCTTTCGCTGCGGCTGCTTTGTCTGCTGCGAGCTGAGTGTTTAATTTATTTGCAAATAGTGAATTATTTGCAAAGGCTTGCTGATCTTCTGGGTTGGTAAGTTGGCGCATCTTGCGAACTTTGCCGTCATAGCCAATCTGACCAAGCATGCCAATGAGTTTTTGTAATCCTGCATTGTTTTGTTGCTGAATTTCCTGCTGCATTGCAGAGCCACGCAGGATGATATTTGGATCAAGCGCCATGTTTCACCCCTTAAATAAATAAGCCGCCAATACTAGTGGCCGCACTAAGCACAGAACCAAAATTATTAGCTGTTCTATTCCCTGCTGCAATTTGTCCAGCAGCCTGAGCATTCGCACCAGACATAGTGTTATTTGCTACAGCCTGTGCAGTTTGCATTCCAGCATTACCCTGTTGTGCCGCTGCATTTTGGCCAAGCCCTACAATGTTGGATAGGCGGTTATAGCGGTTAGTTTGATCCGCATTGAATCGGTTGTAAGCATTCTGATACTCTTGGCTTGCCATGTCTTGACCATAACCTTGCAAAGCTTTCAGTGTTGCACCGCTTAGCAACCCACCTTGAGCAGCAGCGCCAGATTGCACAGCATCCAAACCCTCATTTAATCGGAATTGATAACTTGGATCACTGTAAATATCCTGACCATCATAGGTTTGGTTAAAATAACCATTTGGCCCCATCTGCCCCATCAGTTGCGAAAGCGAACCACGGCCAGCATCCGCATAAGGCATTAAATCCTTGCGCGTCTGGTCGTACATGTCTTTTTGAACTTTAGTTGCTTCGCGTGATGCTTCTAGTTGCGTGTTTGCAGCCTGTGTTGCAGCCTTGGCCTGTTTGTTTGCACCCGTCAGTGAGCCGATTGCTTTACCTACAAATGACATACCTCACCTCATAATTTTTTAAACATAATTGTTTCGATTGGCTGAAAGCTTTTTCTTTGCCACATGGCTTGACGGTCATTTGTAGCAAGATTGGCCAGTGTCCAGAATTGCGCGCGCTCTTTAATGTATTGCTCGGAGAATTGCAGCAGTTTTGCAGAGCAATTGCGATGATTTGGATCGACAAAAATTGCATCCGTATGAGCATGTGTTTTGCCCTTATGCCTTGGCATAGGACTAATTACAATCCAGTGGAATCCTATTGGCTTGCCATTCTTTCTCATGACCAAACAGTGAAAGTAGTTTGATTCTTCTGACTCGATATACATGTCAGTATCAAATTCAAGCGGTAGTCCCGTAAATTTTGCTTCTTCAAGATCAAAAACTTGTTGGCAAAGAGGCATGATCTGATCTATGCAATCAATCCACTTCTCGCGCTGAATTGTAATCATTGTGATTGCTCTAAAACCGATAGAATCGCATTAAGCCCTTCACCTACAAACACCACCTTGTCACCTTTTTGCAGACAATGATTGGCAAGCTCTGGGCAGAGATAACTACCATTTTCAAACAATGTGCCCTTGATGATTCGATAGGCTGGAGCAGGATCAAGCGCGTTTTCAGGCAGAATGTAGACTTCAATCGCCTTTTGCGTGGCGGTTGGGTTGTGAATGGTGCAGGCGCGAACCTGTGCGACCACAAACTCTGGCACCGTGTAGGCTAGATTGTTACCAGCAACCAGTGATTGCAGTTTAAATGGGGTTTTATAAGAAATACTCATGGCATAATCACCTGACTGGTCGGAAGCTCAACAGCATCCACCGCTTGCTGAATCTGGTTGTATGGTGATGCGAGTTGCACCATTTCTTGTTGTTCTACTGCTTTAGCCTGGACAAGTGGTGCAATGGTTTTAATCAGGCTTTGCTGCCCAGATACTGCGCTATTTGGCAACACACTCATCATGGCTTGTAGATCATTGATACCTCCGCCATTGTTTGCGCCAAGCGCGTTAATGGCTTCAATCAGGCGATCAAAGAACATAGCCCAAGTAGGCGATAGCTGCCCGTTGTTATACATCGGCTCATAAAGCGGTAAGGCAATAATCTGGTCTGTCATGCTCGAACCCTCGCTTTAGCCCCTAGAATCACCAGCCGCGCTGGGTCGGAAATCTTTAAACGAAAAACACGACCAAAGGATTGACCAAGCCTGCGGAAAATTACTCGCTTCTTGAACTCGCCAATGGCTCCGATGTTCAGCTGTCTGTCATTTGACCATGAGCGACCTTCATCGTCTGACCAATCAAACATGATGAGTGGATTGATATTGGAGTCTTGCCCGACTTGCAGGGATAACTCCACGCTATCGAAAACAATGCGCGTGGCTTGTGGATTAATTAATGGAGTGATTCGCTCGCGTAGAATGGTGTCGCCATTATCGTCTGAGCAGTCAGAGCATAAGCGATAAACCAAACCTTTCTCACGATCTCCCACTAAATGCTCACCATTAAAGAAACAGTGAACAATTGCCCGATGATGCTCGTGCTTATAGCTTGTGCTGTTGTAGTAACTGCGCTCATGCCACATATTAGTCACAGCATCAAAGCACCAAGTCTTTTTCTCGGTCGGGAATGACAATAGATAAAACGCATGGCCGTCTTGCTGATAAGCAAACGCATAAGCATCATCAATTCGACTATATCGCGCAATTTCAGCCTCGATAGCATGTGTCGAGATGCGTTTTGCTGAATAACCCTCTGTCATTACGATTTGACTTTGCCCATGCTCCGAGCGTGATAGCCAAATCAGGCTTGAACCAAACAAGCTCACCGAGTTTTTCGCAGCACAACCAGTCGGGATAAATGCGCCTGACATGCGCTTGTAGGGTAAATCCTTATTTCCGGTACTCGTCCAAATCTCTGTAGTCTTCTCGCCAATCAACCAAAGTTGACCATTCACAACCACTGTGCGCACAAGGTTGTCTGATTTTGCTTCAGCTGTTGCATAGTTGAGTGCTGTTGTTGCCGAGCTGATCAGGTTTGACCATTGAATCTGGCCAGAATTTGGCACAGTCCAGACAAAGCGAGAATCCAAAAAGGTAACATCAGATGCACCCAAAAACCCCTCAGTCGGAACTGCTGCCAATACGCCAGTTTTCATGTTGTATTCATAGGCAGATGAGCCAACAATCATCACGCGTACAGAATCATCTGCAAAATAAACGATTCCAGCACCACCAATTGTGCCTATTTCGCTCACAATGTCGTTTTTATCGATCTTGTATAGCTTTGCACCCGCCACACACAAAACGTAGTCAGTGAGCGCATATAAGCCGCGAATCGCACCATCAAAGGTGAAGCGTTGAACCAGCCCAGGAGTAGGTAGTAATGCGGACACATTGGGGGAATTTCCACTCTCAACGGCTTGCGGGTAAAAATTTAAAGTTTTTTGGCAATCAATCGACCAGTCATCAAGATGGTAGGACTGCCCAACAATCGGCAAATCAATAACATTCATCGTATCCACCCACCCCAATATCCAAGTCGTTTTTCACATACAGTGGCGTGATATTGCTACGCTTCAAGACTTCGATAGCATTGCGCTGGTTCAGCAAAAGCATTTGCGTAGGCTCAAGCCCAAACATTGGCGCAAGCTCAACCGCCAGCGTTAAAAACAAGGCTCGCTCATACTGTGGTGGGAGCACCAATTCATCACCAGGCTCTAATGCGTATGGCAAAGAGAAAGCCTTGAACTTTAATTCACCCGTGCCGTTAAATGTCCAGATATTGCCAGATACCGAGTAAGTGATTGTCGGATCGGTTGCGGTTGTATTGTTATCACGAACCAATCGAATTGGCTCACCATCTAGTGTTACTGTATCGGAAACGTGCTGAATGGATGCGACCAGTGTTGGATTATCTAAAGTATCCGGGGAAATGGTTGCTGTGCCAGCTAGGCTTAGCGTGATTTCCTGCGCCTTGTGCACATATAGCCGCATTGTAGCCCACTGCGCCAAAATACTTTGCAGAGAGTAAATTGCATCAACAACTTCGCCAGCCTCTGCATTTTCACCCGCTGCAAGTACACCAAGCTGCTTGAGCGACATTTGTACGATATTGTTGACGTTCATTTTTACTCACTCAGTAATTTGATTAGAGTTGCTTTGCTGTCCCGCGCCTTAAACTCAATGCCTTTTTCTTCGAGCAGGTCGCGCAATTCTTCAGAAGTCATTGAGTTATAATCAACCGCATAACGAACCGTTCCAACTGGTGTTGTATCGCCCTGTATTTCTGCAATACGTTCTTTCATAGCCGAGACACTATTTAGGATTGCTAAAGCAGCATCTCGCTCTTGCACTACCTTGTTGTAATCTTCTTCTGAGATTCCCGATAATTCGATTGGCGTTCCTGTTTCTTCGGGCTGTGGTTCAGGTAAGTCAACAAAATCAACTAAGCCAATATCACGGAATTTCGCTTCATCTTCTTCATCATGCACAATTCGACTTGAATAGCTTTCTTTGTCGCCTGAATAGAGCATTTTTGGGTAATTCATTTTCTAATCTCCAAAAATGACGACGCCCGCATATAGCGGGCATTTGTCGTCAATAATTATCAAGAAGTCACTTGTGGAATACGAACCGCATGCAGACCACGAACCACTTGGAAGCCGTATAGAACATCGATACGAGTACGCTCAAGGTCGTTGTTACCATCACCGAAGGTCATAACACGAACCGAGATACCAGACGGCAAGCGAGCTGTGTAGCCCTCACATGATGCAATCACTGGAAGCGGTGCAAATGCTGCGGTAAATGCGTCTTTGTGGAACGCAAGGTTTTGCACACCATTGATCGATGCAAGTGTTACCACAGCACCAGACGCAGGAGATGCGGTTACAGTTTTGTTTGGTGCAGTTGGGTTGATTTCTGGGTAAATCTTCACAGCCGTACCAGTGCTCACAGTCACAGTTTCAGTCACAACGAACTGCTGTAGAGCGCCTGTGTCTTGGCCTGTTAATGGATGCACTGCATTTACGCCAGCAATCGTTATCACATCACCTTTCACCAACGTGCCGCCTGTACCAGCAGTCATGGTGATTGAGCTACCAGTCTGGTTGGCTGCACTTACGGTAATCGTTGCAGCAGTACCTTTGGTGTGTGTCGGAATAGATTGATGCTCAAATAAATCCTGACCAAATGCGGTTGCTACATAGCCATCAAGATACGCCTTGCCTGATGCTTGGGTTGGGTTATACAGGCGAGAGATTTCACCAGATAATGCCACGTTTGCAGTGCTAGTAATCAAGGTTGAACGGTCGCCAGCAGGAGCTAAATACTGATTCATCTTGGCACGAGCTAAAGCCAATGCGTTAGATGGATTGGTGCCTGCTGTGTTCATTGACAGCATGTTTGGAACACCGAGCACGCCTTTAGAGATCAAGTCAGCTTCAACCACAGATGCAAGGGTACGCATTTGTGGCATCAAGATGCGCTCTTTGAAGTCAGTGATATTGAGCATCTTCTCTTTAGCGCCAAACTGCAAAGCGATGTGCTTTTGTGTGTCTAGCGTCAAGTTGACTGACTGCTCGATCAGATCAGCAGCAGAGCCACCTCCAGCAAACTGAGCACCATCAAATACTTTGCCCGCAGTCGGGATTTTAATCTTTACAGTGTCGCCTTTTTTGAAGCCTGACACATCAGTGCCAAATTCATCTTGGCGACCTTTGTTGATATTTGCTGTGAATGGTGCAAGCTCTTCGAGCATCTTTGCAGCTTCACGCGCAATCATTTGATGGGTTAAAACTTGGTTAGCCATAATCATTTACCTTTTCGAGATTTCAATTCTTGTCGATACCATTCGTCATCACTCATGGCCGCAGGATTGCGAGCTACTGGAGCATTGGCTGACGTTGGTTTGATTGGTTTTGGTGTGTTTGGTACTTTTGGAGCAGCTTTGGATGGCTGTTTTGCCCCGATGATCTGACCAATGCGCATTGCTGCTTGGAGTGGATTCATCTGTGACAATTCGATATACAGCTCATCGTTTTGAATGAGATCAGCAGCAAGAGAAAGCGTTTCTTTTGGACTTAAACCAAACTGATCGAGCGTGATTGGCAGTGGCGGCAATTCATAAGCCTTTTTCACCAATGATTCAACATCAACCCCCTCATCACGTAGTTCATTCACAGCAGTTTCAAATTGAACTTGACGCTCAACTTGTTCTTTCTGTTCTTGTTCGGCTTTGAGTTTTTGAAGAACACGATCCTCTGCCTGCTTCACAAAGAAATCTTGTTGGGCTTGCAGGTATTCGCTGTAATCCTCAAAATCCTCGATTCGTGGTGCTTCGCTTGCTGCTTTGGGTGCCTCAAGCTTAGCCTTGTACTCATCAAGTTCACGCTTCAACTCGGCACGTTCACGAGCTAACTGCTGGATGCGCTCCTGTGCCCGATTCTTTTTCTTGCTCTCCTGTTCATCCTCCTGCTTGGCTTTTTCCTCATCTGATTGCTCAGCTTCGGTTTCTTCACCATCATTCGGCTGCTCAGGCTGCCATTCTTCGGTTTGCGTTTCGACTTCTGCGGCTGTGTTTTCCGTAGCGCCTGTGTCTACGATGTCGTCACTTTCAAACGTCATTGTTCTGCTCCATGTTTGGCAGCAAATCGCCACCAGTGTTGATCAATGCGCTGTCCTCAATCTGATCAGGATTGAGAGCGAGATTAGGCTGAACCGTTTCTTCAGGCATTAAAAAACCCTGCTCAGTGGCAGGGCTTTCCATGTCTGTTGGCGCAATATCCGGTGGCGGCTCAGACCATTCGGGTTGCGAGTATTCTTCATCGTCTGGATCGTAAGCTTCAGATGGTGCATAAGCATCTACATCTTCACCTTGTTCAAGCCAGTCTTGTGGCGCATTGCGCAAGTCAATCTGTTGTTTCATTAACTCGACAATGCCACGTAATTCCTCAACATCAGCACGACCTGAATTATTGATCTGTGCGACCTGAATATCTTTTTCGGCTTGAAGTTGCGCTTTGACCAGCTCAATCTGACGGTCTGCTTCCTTGTCATCCAACTGCTTTTGCAATTGTTCAAGGTCGGCTGTCATCTTCTGCACAAGTTGATCAAGTTGCATAATCTGCGCTTTAGCTTGTTCAGGATCAATCTGATCGCCCTTGCCCAATACTTGAGGAGGCATTGTTGATTTAATGCGCTCTGCAATCTCTTTAGCATTCAACAATGGCGAGTTCTGCAACAGAATGTCACCAATCAGGCTAAATAACTGCGGATTCATGCTGAGTAACTGCATCATTAGCGCAAAGTTTTGTTCACGCTGGGTATTGAATGATGGGCCAGTGTCCATGCGAACGTCATAACGACCAATCGTGACATCGGCAAAATAACCCTCACCGTTCTGCTGCATGAGCTCAATCATCTTCGCTTCACCATCAGAACCAATGATTCGGCGAACCATCGGCACTGTGTAGAGCGCTTGAAACAGACCAAGCAGGATGCGAGCACCATGTCGGATTGACTTATTCAGGTTGTCTTGCAAATGGAATTGCGCGGTTTCAGACTGACGCTGACGCATACCAATTGCGACACCAGACGTTTCATTACCTTGCCCACCCATCATAGGGGCGTGCATGTTTAGAATGTCTGTAATCGCTGCTTTGGCTGATTCTGCTGCGTTTAAAATACCAACTGGCGGTTGCGCTGCACCAATACGCTGAGGCAAGCCGTTCTGCCCACCGTTTTCGTCCGTATAGTTATACATAACTGCTGCATAACTGCCCGGATTCCGCCATTGGTCCTCAAAACCAGTAATGCCTTTTGCATCCACAACCAGCACATCATCTTGGTTTTTCTGCAAGATATGCGCTTCGGTAGACTTCCAGTAGTTGTAAAGGCGCTGCGGGTCTTTGGCAAAGTGAACAAGCGAGAAGATATGACGCTCTTCTTCTACAAATGTCACTTCACCATAAACCGGAACGATTGGAATATATTGTCCGGGAAAAATGGTTTCTTCTAAGACTTTAGAGCCTGACACCTTGAACCATTTAATTTCGGTTCGTGTGGTATCACGCTCATTGACAATAAAACCACTAGCCAAAGCTTCTTCTTCGGTGTAGCCGTACTTCTCAAGCAGTTCTGACTTGTAGCCCGATGTGCCATCTTCCAGCATCCAAAGCTTGTCTTGCACTTGGGTTTTCTTGAAATATTCAGCAATGCGGATGGTGTCGTCCACTTCATTGCACCAACTAGAGTATTCTTCAAAATCCACATCAACCAAAGCATCTTTGCCGTACTGCTTCTCAATGTCTGATTTCTTGACCCACTCACCCACAATTGCCCAATTCATATCCGAGCCATCAAGCGCACGGCTTAGCGGATCGATATAAACTGCATGCGGATTATGCACAGGCATAAAGCGAGGCTCTTGGTTAAATGACAGCTCATTCACGTAATCCGTGATGATACGGAAAAAACCAATACCACCATACACCGCGTTCTCTGCTGCGGTGTCGTAAGCCGACTCAGCATCCGAACCTTCTTCGGTATCTTTAATCAAACCTTCAATCAATTGAGCAATCTCAGGATCGGCACCATTGTCCACTGGAATGACTTTCGCCTGTGGTCGGTTTTGACGCTGTGTATTGATCTGCTGACGGCAGTAAGCACGGGAAAGATTGAACTCAAGACTTGGCTTGCCATCTGCTCGGCGTTTGGCAACCGCACCTTTTTCCCACTGAGCACCTTCAACCGTGACAAACTCTTTATCTTCAACACCACGTTCGTAATTGTCCTGCCAGTATTCTTCGGCAGTTTTCAGGTTTTGGCGAATCTCATCGAGAATCTGATCCTGTTTTTTGTCTTGCTTCTTGTCCATTAGCTCATCCATCCACTGCGTTTAAGCTGTGGGATCGGTTTAGGTTTGGCTGTTTCATGCATCTTGTTGATATTGAGAGCACCCTCACCAAATGCATCAGAGCCATGTGAAGCCCAGTCATGCACAGGAGTAGCCTTAAATTGATCCAGTTTGTCGTTGTAGTCACGCCTGTAGTTCTGCAATGCCTTGATACCTGCCGAACACTTATCAGCATCAAACCAGCAGTTTTTCAGCATTTGCCGCGCTGCTTCGATTCGATCTTCAACACCCAAACGAGCACCTTTAGTCATGCGATAGCCAAGATTAGCCATCGTTTGCTCACGACTTACACCACTAGACAGGTCACGCGCTGCAATATCATGTGGTGCAAAGTGTTTGTCGTAGTTGTAGCCATGTTGCTGTGATTTCTCGTCAAGAATACGTGCGTAATGGGCCAACGGCTCATTGTTCGCTTCATAGTAATCAATGACACGAACCTCTTTACCGTAGACCTGAAAGAACCAAATCGCAGTAGAGTCTAGAATCCCTAAATCCCAAGAGGTGTAGACCTGTAAATTTGGATCGTGCGGAATTTTACAGATACGGTTTTCACGTTTGATCTGTTCAAACTCAGCTTTGTAGATTGCGCCATCTGCAATTTCTTTAGGTCTACCAAGCCAAATATGTTCGTATTGATCGTAATCATCGGCTTTCATTTGTTCAGCCAATGCAATCAGTTCATCTGGGCATTCTTTGTTGTCTGTGTAATTAATCTGTACAACCACAGTGTCGTCACGATCACCAAGCACATATTGCGAATAAACAGCGTCACTTGGCAGCTTTGGGTTCATTGACATGATAACCATTGGCTTATGGGTACGAACAACCGTAGGAATCAATATAGACAATGAGAAAGCACTCACTGTTTGCGCTTCCTCAATCCATGTGATTGTCGCACCCTCAAATGACTTAACCGATTCAACTGTATGATTTAGCAAGCCTGCAAAGCTAAACTCAGTGCCGTTAATGCCGCGAATCTCTGTATCTAAGATTTGATAGAAATGACCCAAACCTAGTGCAACAATTCGATCTGACAATAACTTATGCACAGACTGTTTAATTGACTTTTGCACTTCACGACAGCAAAGAATACGATGCTTTTGTTTTGCACCCTCAATGAGTAGAAAGTCTGCAATTTCCCAAGACTTACCACCACCACGACCACCGTGATACACATAGAACAGTTTGTTGTTTTGTATATGTGTGTATAAAGGCTTGAACTTACTTGGTACTCGCTTCTCCATCATTTTCGAATACCACCTTTAAACTTAAATCAATTGCATCACCATTAGGGCCTGTGTGCTCAATCTTGTCTTTAAACGCACCAATCGAAACATGCTTACCAAGCAACTCAAGATTCTTAACCTTATCGGGCCATTTGATCTTTTTAAGCCAACCTTCACCATCATCCATGCTGATTGTTTCGATATTTGATATGTATTGACGCCAAATCTTAGGCCAATCGCGCAACGGTTTAACATTGCCGTCATCATCCATGATGTCTAAGACGTCCATCTGGTCAATTTCGACTAGGCGCTTTAGCACATAATCAGAATCAATTTGGGTGCGTTCTTCTCGCTTTGCTTGAGCGTCCGCAATAGCTTTTGCGATTGTAGTATTTTGTAGTAGTTTGACCGCATTGGTATTAGCTAATTTCGCTGAAAACCCTGCTCTGATATACGCTTGCGTAGCATTTAGGTCTATCAGATATTCTTCGACAAACCTTTGCTGTTTAGGCGTTAGGTTCGCCATATCTTTACTCCAACGCATATTTCAAATCTTCAGGCACTGGTAAAACCATGCCAAACGTTTTGAGCGCAAATGCTTCAATTAGATTTAGATACTCAGTGAATTGCTTTGTATCGATTCGAGTTGTAGAAGTCTCACGAATAACACCGTTTGCTATCGCTTCATATTGCTCAGATTCGCTTTGTTTGAGCGTTTTGATAGCTAAGCACATTGCTGCATATTCATCATCGTCACGCTTTAATATGCCGATTAGAAACTTCTTCTTAAATTCATAATGTAATTGATCTTCGTCATTGCCTGTCTTTCTATGAATCTCATGAAGCCATTTCCAATACAAACGATTTTGAGCTTTCGATCTGTCTTTTGCTTCAGGCTTAATCTCAACAACAAGCGGCTTATTCTCAAAATTAGCTTGAGTGTAGTTTGTGTGCAGATAAGACATTGTTTTAGTAATGTCAGAGTGATCTTTGATTGTGAACACTGCTGTTTTCATGCTCACCTCTAATTAACTATTTTTTCACTGCATTTGGATAACGTTTTTTCAGGACTTCATGGATCTGAGCTGCTGCTCTTTTGGCTGATTCTTTAGCATCTTCTCTGATACGTTTCTGCTGTATATTTTCTTGAATTGTCATTTCGACCTCGCATTCATCAAAACACCTCATCACCCTTAATATTCAACATCCGTTCAGTCTTTTCTAGCATCCTGACGAACCATTCAACCGACTCTGATCTATTCATCTTTTGAAATTGGTCGTATTCCACGTGATGATTGCGACATAATGGAATTGTGAACTCATCACTTGCCTTAATGCCTAACCCTTTGTTATGTGCTGATTGATTACTATGGGCAGCGTCCACTGGTGATCTACCACATACCACACAAGGTAGCTTTCTAATCTCAGCCAGTCGTTTACGGTCTCGCATAGCGTTTGATACTGTGTTGAATATTGCTGATCTGCCTGTCTATGTCGTTAATGCGTTGACGACATGCTTGTTTAAACTGAAACGTTGAATTGAGATGATTGAGACTTTCCAATTTTTCTTTGTCTTGATGCAATGATTCAAGATTCTTTTTAGCTTCGACTAAATCCATGCAATCACCAATAAAAAACAAAACCCTCAGCATTTCTGTGAGGGCTTTATGTGCCGTAATACGTTCGGCGAAGTCACCGTGGTGACAGGGTTACTTTTTCAATTTGCCACACTTACGGCATTCAACTTGAATGAAAATATCTGATTCGTACTCATATTCGTGAGTACAGAACAATTGTTTTAAGAATTTAAACATGCTGATCTCTTGAATATTTCAGGCATTAAAAAAGCCCACATTTCTGTGAGCTTTAATGATTGGTCACTTTACCATGTAATACGACCAGTATAGTTTAACTATACCGTGGTTTCCGCAAAAATGGAATCCCTACACTCGCATTTCTTTGTAAGTATTTTTCTTATATTTCTTAATAGCTTGAGACGCCTCATCAATCGCAGATTCAAGCGCCAAACACATCAGATTTTCGTATGGCTTCCATGTCTTGCGGTAAATCTCAGTTTGCATTTGCATTGAATTAATCCCTGCATAATACAATCGACCTTGTGCTGTAAAATTCCCCTCAAGTTCAGGATTTAAAGCAAAATCAATTACCATTCGAGCAATCAAGTAAGCCAAGTGATTCATAGTGATATGTTCAGGCTCACGCTTTTTATCACTCTTAGCATTAACTAACATGATCTTAACTAGATGATTACGCACATACTCATATTCACTTTCACACTTCCCATCAAATACAATAAGGGCTGTCACTGACTTTGCTAATTGAGTATCCATGCTCGCAATCGCCCCTAAACGATCTTCATAATTCAAAGGCTTTTCCCCAGTACCATGTGCCTGTGGTTCAAAGTTTGGTGATTTTGCTGTAATACCTCTTGTGAGCCATTCAAATTCAGCAAATTTATCCTGGATGTTTTCAACTTCTGCAATATTCATCACTCACCACCTAACCGTTCAATAAGTTCAATGCTTGGTCTACTGATTCAACTATGTAGACCTTGCCTCGCCATGTCTGATGCCAAACCACTTGATCATCTGTGAGTTTTCTTGCTGACTTCACTTTCTGACCATCTTTAATTTCTAATAACCAATTCACACCACGAAAACCAACCAACAGATCAGGACAACCCTTACCCGTTGAAGCAAGCGACTGAACGCTCGCCCCAACTGAACGCAAAGCTTTAACGATCTCAGTTTGATTTGCATCAACCTTTGCTGCTCTACGCATTATTTAAGAAGCTCCTGAATTTGACGTTGTGCATACTCGATACCATCAGCGAAACCTTGTGAGTGCATATCTGCTGTCTTTTTCCATTCATCCCATTTTTGATCAAAGATTTGATCTAAATGCTTTTCTACTTTGACCAACTTTTGCTTGAGATGCTTATTCACATCTTTAACTATTGTTGGCGTATAACCCCCTCGCTTAGCATTTTTAAGTTGTTTTGCTTGGTTTTGAGCCTCTTTGAATGTGGTCATTGGCCACCACCCTTGAGCGCTTGCTCTAACTGGTCTGCATAAGCAGAAAATGGATATCGTTTTCCCTTCATTTCATTAACGAGTTGAAGTGCCGCATCCACCCGCTTTTGCAGCTCATCCACTTTGGATTGTTGCGCATTCCAACCAGCATTGAAATAAAACTCATAATCTGACTCGTTTTGTTCAATATCCCATTCAACTAATTGAGCTTGTCTATGCTTACCGAGCTGCTCTAATTCTTTAGTCAAACTATCTTTGTGTTGCTTAAGAGTTTCTTCAAATTCACTTCTCATCACTTCACCCCTACTTTGCAAAGCGGACTAATATGATTCTCAATGTGTGAGTCGTCACCCATTTCGTTGATGTCAACGAAATGGTCAAAACGATGCCCTGCTGCGATTTCTTGTTCAGTTGCGTGTCTAAAGTTTGACTCATGCGCAAACGAGTATTCTTTTTTGCTCCAATAAGCTCTAATAAATTCGTCGTTGTTGGCTTGAATCTTCATAACCTTGTTTTGACTGCTGTTTTTTAAAACGACATCTTGCCCAACCTTAAACATGCTCACCTCCAATTGCCTCGTAGTCTGCGATGGCTTGTTTTAGAGATTGAATTTCAGGAGTAATCCAACGCAAAATAGATTGTCTATTTAACTCTGCTTTAGCTTCGTTAATTCCACCTAACTTAATGACCTTATCAACACTCTCAACGAGGCGCTTGAGGTCATAAAGAAATGTATCGCCCTTCTTATGCTCCATCCGTGAGTAATACATGCCGTTATTGAGATTTATGCTCATTGCCCACTCAGGCGCACCCTCAACAACTTTCCTTGCCTTCTCAACACCGTGGTCTTTTATGAATTGTTGTGCATTCATTGGCTTTGCTCCTTGTCACGGTTTGTCATGCTTGCTTTTGCTTCTTTTAACAAACCGTTTAATCGCAATTTCAGGTACATACGATTTGCTTCAAGTGTTTCTTTAGTTCTAAGACCTTGATTGTATTTACTTCTCAACGTCATCATTAGATTGAAGTTCATGCCTTAGCCCTCACCAAACAATTCGCCACTGCCCACGCATCAAGACAAGTATCGTTATGGAACTCCTCATCCATCATCGACAACCATTCTTCCTTAGCGCCTTTCCAGCCTTTTACTTTTAATCCATGCCCTTTGTTCACATAGCAGTTCTCATAACCATTGATGAACTCAGATAACTTCATTGGCGTATCAATTCTAAATCCACGTTCCACAACTCCCTCCTCGCCCGATTCTTTCTTGATCTTTGCAAAGAACGTCACACCGTAAGTTTGATGATTGACGATGGTCCCAAGTTGCAATGCTGGCATTAGGTTACCTTGATAAATCTTTGCTAGAACTGGATAAGGCAGCACACCACTTTTGTCACCTGTTTGAGCTTCGTACTGCTCAACCACATCGACTGCATGAAATACATTCCAACGCAACTGATAGTGTTTTGCCTTTGGTGCTTGTTTTTCTTTTCTCACGCCGCAACTCCCTCTAATTCTTTTCGTGCTTTCATGATCCTGTTGTACATATCAAGCGTTAAATTCTTTCTCTTAGATTTTATTTTCGACAAAACTGCACAATCACATCCAATCTTTTGAGCCAACTCTCTGTACAAACCATTAAAGTTATTCAGCCAAATAACAATTTCTAAAGCTTGTGCATCCGTTGGATATGCTCTTTTTACTGGTTCTTTTACAACTGTCTTATCCTGCTCTTTCTGCTTTATTTCAAAAAAAGGCAACTCAGCGATTAGGTGATGTTCTGTTCCGCTCTCTAGTGCATGCTTTACTGCTTTCGCTGTGCACAACTCATAATCAGGACGCCCTTTCTTCGCTGCTAGATTCTGCAAAGCTGTTCTAATTTGAGTGAGTGTTGGAGTCATGCCATTTCTCCTTTCACGCCAAATAATTGTTTTGTCTTATCAGTGGCTTTATAGCCAAGTGGGGTGCACCCATCGCCCACTAAGTAGCCTAATCTCTCAAGGTCAGCCAAATAGCGCTGTGCTGATCTCCTGTGCAAACCTATAATGTCGGCGCAATCTTGCGTAGAGATACGGCTAGAGCGAGTGGCTGCTGCTTTAAGCAATGCAATGTTGTTCTCAATAACTTTCATTCTTGTGTTCATGCTGCACCCCACTCAAAATCTTCTTTAGCCATCACACAACTAAATGAGCAACTAATGTTTGGTTCATCCTGAATACGTCCCGCATTTGGGTCCAATTCATCTAAATAAACAGGGATTCGATTCTGGTCTTTCAGGATAGAGTGACCAATTTCACGCTCCATCTCCGCCATACGGTCAAAAGTTTCTGGAAAGTCTTTGCGAATCTTGTTCCAGTAGCCCATGCCGCCTTTGACGCACCCAATACAGTTGTTGTTTGAGTAGCCAAGCTTGTACATCATTGGAATTTCAATCCCAGCATCCTGAAGCATTGCCAGACCGTCAGCTTTTGAAAGATAAGCGCCTATCAATGGAAACCATGTTTTGATGTTTGGATTGCGCTCCTCAAAATCTATTGCTCGATCAGTCTCATCCAAGTCAAAACCGAATACATGCAAATCACCCGCTTGTTGAAATGAGCCGCGAGGGATGCGCTTGAGCTGTGTAGTACAAGGAGCGCCATTCGGCCCTTTAAGAAAACCTCTTTTAAAAACTTCATATATTGAGTTTTTGCCAGATGGGTATTTAGGGTTATAAATTTTAATAACCTCTTGACCAAACCAAACTTCACAGTCTTTTAAAAATCGCTCATTGTCTGAGTGTTCTTCTTTTATTGGGCTGTTCACAATAATCACTGGTACATCTGGATAAAGCTTAGGTGCTTGTTGCAATACTATCTTTGTCGCTACAGCCGAATCAGCGCCACAACTAAACCAACACACGATACGTCTGATCTTCACACCTCACCCCCTGCACGCTCGATGTAATTCTCCAAATGAGTCATGTGCTTTAAAAACTCTGGTGGCTTCTCATTCAGCACATCCCAATCCAGAAATACTTTTCTCATCGCTGCCAGTGCTGCCTGTGCAACTTCAAGCGGCATAGTCACTTCACACCAGTCTTGAGTTTTGTTGTCTAATGGGTCTTTCACGCTGCACCTCCGACACTCTTAGTTTTGTTGTAGATTGCCCAGCTGATTTGATCTAATTTCTTTTGTCCTTTCTTATCAATTAGGCTGATAGTTTGCGTTCCATTTTCAAAGTATTTACCGTCTTTGAACTCATTCGCATGAAGCTCTTTAACTTGCTTCTGAAGCTGATCAAGCTCCTCTAAAGTGAGGTGTTTTGTCATTTTTATGCGGTCAAAGCCATAGGTTTTAATCTTCACGCTGCACCTCCCACTTCCTGCAAACTTGCTAAATAGAATGGGTCTAAGTCTGCAAACGTCGCTCTTGCTAGATCAGTGCCCAATCGAACAGTTCCGACTTCACCATCACGACACTTGCCAATAATGATTTCAGCCGTTCCTATATCTTTTGATTCTTTGTTGTAAATTTCGTCCCGATAGATAAAGAGAATCACATCAGCGTCTTGCTCTAATTGACCAGATTCACGTAGATCGGCATTTACTGGGCGTTTGTTTGGTCGATTCTCTAAGTTGCGGCTAAGTTGAGATAATGCGAAAACAACGCAATCAAATTCTTTTGCGATTGCTTTCAAGCCTTTTGATATTTCACCAATTGCTCTAACTTGATTGTCAGTCACCACTGGGCTTTTCATGATTTGCAGATAATCAACAAAGATCGCATCAACACGCCCAAACTTAGCTTTGAGTAACCGTGCTTTACGACGTACATCTGAGAGAGAAGCGCCTGCTGAGTCATCAATTGCAAATTTAGAATGCTCAAGCATTTTGTTTGCCTGCACTAAGCGCCCCCAGTCATCATCCTCAAGACACTTGCTTTTTATGTTGCTAAGTCGAACCTGACCAACACCTGAAACAATACGATCTCTGATTTCTTCCTCTGTCATTTCGCACGAATGAAACTGAACAACCATGTCTTGATTGATTGCCATATCACACATAATGTTTTGAGCAAACGTTGTTTTACCCATGCTTGGGCGAGCACCAATGATTACGAAGTTACCGCGACGTAGTGTGCCAATCTTGTTGTCTAGCGCAATAAATCCTGTCTTGATACCCGTATCAACATACGTTCCGTTTTCACGTGCAGTTCGTGTTTCTTCAAGATCAACATAGAGCCTTGCAACAAACTCATTCACGAACGCCAATTCTTTTGACTGCTTGTTGTCTCCAATGTCTGCAATCATGGTTTGTGCCTTGTTGATCATGTCATCAACATTGGTTGTGAAGTCTTTAGCCATCCCCTGCATTAAATTTGATATTTCAATGAACTTGCGACGAGCCATTAAGCGATCAAGTTTTTCAACATGCTGCTCAAGCGTTGAGATCAGTGTTGGAGCATCAGCATTGAGCTTGAGCATGTATTGCTCGTCGATGTAATTCAGGTTTAATGGATTTTTATTGATTTCATCCCAAACCAAAATAAAATCTATTTGCTCCCCACGATTATGAATTGCCTGGATTGCATCAAAAATGATTTGATGTTTTCCAGAAAAGTGATCTCTAGTTAAGCGCTCGATAAATTGATCAACACCATCAGTCAGTGAAAGCAAAGAAACCAATACGCCTTGCTCTGTAGGAATCGAATGCAAGTAGTCCATCATTTAGCCCCCTTGTATTCTTTACGAAGCAATACTGGGGCATTGCGTGGTGTTTCAGGCTGTTCAGTGCTGGTACTTTCCTGTTCTTTAGGGAACATGTTAATAAAACGATCTAGTTTTTCAGGTTCACGACAAATTAACTCAATATCGGTATAACCACCTTGAACGTGATAATCAGACTTAGAACAATTCAAGATTGCATGTTTGATATCTTCAACTTGATAACCATCAACAAGACGAGATTGAATTTTTCTAGCTCGTTTGTCAGAGAGAATCGTTTTTCCATTTTTGCGGAATGTGGTTTTCCAAAACTCGAAAATCTCACATATATCTTTCTTAATATTTTCTTTCTTATTTGTTTCTTTCTTAGTAGCGCCATTTTCGGGGGGAGTCTCCCCTCCATTTTGGTGGGTACTCCCCGTACCATTTTCGGGGGTAGTCTCCGTACCATTATCGGTACTACCATCCATTTTGGTATGTAGTTCAAATTCAGGATGAACTATTGAAAATTTATTAGTTTCACCAGTAGAGCGAACAACCAAAATTAAACCTAATTGCTCTAACTGACGTACTGCATCCGTTAAAGTTTTAAGTTTCTTGATTCCTGTCTTATCTTGCAAAAAGCTAGATGTGATTGACCAGTTTGTACGTGAGAAACCATCTGTAAAACGATTAATCACCACGTAGCATTTCAAAGCGCTACCAGTCATCTCAGACACATAGCCTTTGTCCACCAAGTAATTTGGCGTTTTGGTGTAATTATCTTCCACTGGCTTTGCCTGCTTGATGAATTTGTCCAAATCAACACCTGTATTCATGCAACACCCCCTAAAACCGACAAAAGAAAATCCGTTTCAGCTTTTCTTAAGTCGCTTATGTTTTTTAGACTTGGAGTGGTTTTTGCTTGAATCGCAAGGTGTTCAATGTGCTTGAGTTTTTCTAAAAATATATCCGCAATTTCAGCCCTTTTATTTGCTGGTAATTGCTGCAATGTTTGCAGTTCTTGTGCTAACATATTCACTGTTCTATATCTCCAAAGTTATTGAACATCAGGCTCATCTGTTACAGCAGATGGGCTTTCTTTTTGGTGTCCCAAAGTGTCCGAAGTACACTTTGACCGATTACGCGCTCTTGCCATACGCTCATACTTAGCATCTTCAGCTAGTAGGGCTTTCGCTATGACCTCACGCACCCAGTTACACGAATCCTGCTCGTTGGTCTCACTGGCAACAGCGATTGCATCAAGCATTTCATGTGTAAATTTGATGGTTTTGGGAACGGTGTATTTCCCGCCCAAATATCCCTTTTCGATTGCTTCTTTCAAATCATCGACTCCCATTTGCGCACCTATGCTGCTGGACTGTGTGGACAGTGTTTTTTCCATAGACGCTCCAGGCTTTTTCCCAATTCATACCCGATCCGTTTTCCACATAAGCCGTTTTCAAGGTTACTTACATAGTTTTGAGAGCAATTAATCTCAGCAGCGATTTGGGTTTGGGTTAATCCCTGTTCCTTCAAATCAATAATCATTTTTTGCCACTGGCTCATAGAACACCTCCTATATTTTTTATAAATATATAGGTTTTCCGATATTTATACAATAGCCAAACCGATTGAAATTTGTATCACAATTCCGATAATGGTTATGAAGGAGAAGCGCATGGCTACTCTTGGTGAAAATTTAAAGAAAATTCGCAAAGCGAAAAAAATGACCCAGAAAGAATTGGCTCAAAAATCTGGAGTTAAACAGTCTGTTATTTCTGACTTGGAAACGGGTAATGCTAAGTCAACAGGTTCTATTCTTGAATTAGCAAACGCTTTAGGTGTTACTGCTGAAGAACTAAAAAAAGGCGTTATTTGTGAGTTGGACAATAATATTGTTCCAGTAACCACAAAATTAATCCCTGTTTTATCGTGGGTACAGGCAGGCACAATGACATCGGTTGAGGCTATTGATCCTAAAAATATAAATGAATGGCTACCACCTTTAAGTTCAGATGACCCTGATGGGTGTTTTTATTTAAGAGTTGTAGGAGTTAGTAATTCACCAACTTACTTAGATGGAGATTACATTTTAGTTAATCCAAGTTATCAAGTATCAGATCTGATCTCAGAAGATCTTGTTGTTGTGCGTAGTAATTCAGATGCAACTTTCAAGAAGCTTGTGATTGAAAGCGATGAAAGGAAATATTTACAAGCACTCAATCCTAATTTTCAACCAAACATCATTGAGTTTGAGGAAGGTATGGAGCTTGTGGGATTGGTAATTGATGCATTTAGACCATTAGGTGGTTCACGCCCAAAGCGTGTTAGAAAAAGTTAAAATTAAGAGTTAGGGTAAAAAATGAGTGAAGAAAAAAATACTATTAAGCTTGGTAAGTTAACGCTTGAGAAAGTTAAAGAGATAAGTGCTGGCTTAGATAAAACAAATGAAGACCATAATGCTCAAATAAACAATATTTTTGATCAAAGCAATTTGATTAAGGAATTGGAGCTCAAAATTCCAAGAATAGCTGATCCTAATTTCCTTGACATCAAGGCTGAGCAACTTAGCTCTATGGAAACCAATTATTTACAAAAATTGCTGAGTGGTGAAAATCATAAAGGGGCTATAGATCCAGCTACATTGACCTTAATAAGCAATGAGCTTTTAATGAGACAAATCAAGGAATCGTCAAAACCTCACTGGACTGTTACACCAACATTTATTGTTGGCTGCATCGCTTCAATACTTGCTGCTATATCTATTCTGGTTACCATTTACTTTTCAGTTTTTTACAATGCTGTAGATAATAAAAAGCATACAGGCCAAAGTTATACTATTGAAAAAGATAGTAGCCCAAAGTAAGCGTTTAATAATTACCGATTCAATTTTATTCATCTTATCTCCATTAAACCCACTAAATTTGGGTTTTCTTTCATCTATTAAAACATAGTAAAAATAAAAATATCGGTTTTTCTATATTTTTATCGGATTTCCTATTGACTATTAATATCGGTAATGCGATATTTATCTCACAGACAACAAAAAAGTCCCTGACATTCGACCGACGGGACTTTTACTCAAAGAGTGAGATGAGTATGAACATAAAAGCAAATGTAGTCAAATCAATCGGCTTTGCAGGCGTAGTAAGTGCATTAACTGCTGCTTATGCGATCGTACCAGCAAAAACAAACGAGCCAGTCTATGTGATGGCTCCTTTCAAACTTGACGAAATCAATGTCAAAGCTGAGCAAGCAACTCTCTTAACTGCTGATGAGCAGTATTCGTTGGAAGTGGAATACGTTGCAGACGTTTACATGGATGGAAATGGCGTGGGTCATAACTGGCGTGATGTTGAAGTAAAAGAAATCAAAGACATTCGCGTCTACAACGAAGATGGTGAAATCCAAGCATACGTTGATCGTCTCGATGTTGTAGAGATCAAAGAAATCATCGAACAAGAACTAAGAGAGCGCGTTTAAGCGCTCCAGGAGAACGTTATGCCTAACACATGGAAAAACTGCGTTATTGGAATGATCATTTATTTCCTTTTGCTAATTGCAGCTCTATACGTGCTTTACACGGTGATCTGCCCTGCTGTGTGGAGTGTGTGAGATGAATAACTACAAAATCAAAGTGAATAACGAAGCAGAAAGTAGAGAAGCTCAGGAGTTGTTTTTTGAGTTGGGTTATGAGTGGAATGGCTCAGGAAAAGAGGTTGTTTCATGGAGACTTGGTCTTCTTTTTACAAAGGATTTCCAAGGGAAAAATTGCTTGTGCTATTTCGACAAGGATGAAGATGTAATGCTTGATGGGTGGGTTGGAAAAGAACTCACCCTACCTGAACTTCGAGACCTTGTTGTTTTGCATCGTAATGATGTGAATGATGCGACTCACTCTTGTGATGGCATGAATGGAGCTGCAATAAATATAAATGGCTCTTGGTATGGATACAACTACTTCAAAAATGAATGGCAACTATGGGATGAAGTTGAAGATGATGAGTACAAAATCAGCGATTTAAAGCCAATTCAAAAGTCATTAGAGCAAGGCTTGATTAGTGGGGCTGATGCGTTACGAGCTTTGGCGGATGGGAAAGAGGTTGAGTTAAGAGACAAGGAAAATAATTGGGTAAGAGCTAATAATCATCACCTTCTTGGAATGTTTCTTGGTAATGCTTTTAGATTCCGAATCAAACCCCGCACCATCACATTAAACGTGGAGATTCCTGCGCCTTTTGAGCCGAAAAGCAATGAGTTAATTTGGGTTTTAGATTCATCAACTCCATTGGGATATAAGTCCATTGTTCATCATGTTGGTTGCACTCACTTTGCTTGTTGGCGCACCGAAGAAGAAATCAAGCAAGTCGTAGCAGCTTTGCGTGGAGGGATTAAGAGATGAACGCTCAATCATATCTCTCGAACATGAAGTCAAAGCTTGATCGTGTTTATACGACTTCTGAGCTTAATCAAGCAGTAGAGACTTTATACGCATTCGGTCATTTAGATCGTAACGAATACGAAAACTGGATTGCTGAAATCAAAGCGATTGAAGCACAAAAAACAGAACAGCTTTTAAAGAAAGCAGCCTAATGAGAACAAATCTGCGCAATTTATCCAAAATCAAAGGAAATTGCGCAGATATTTGCTCGGAGAATAGAAATGAATGCACCAGTAAAACACAACGCTAAAGACTTTTTCGCAAAGCCAATGGTTCAGGAAAAGCTAAAAGAACTTGTTGGTAAAAATGCCCCTGCTTTTGCAACGTCTGTATTGCAGATCGTGAACAGCAACTCAATGTTGGTAAATGCAGATCCTCAAACTATTTTTAGTGCTGCATGTATGGCTGCAACGCTGAATTTGCCAATCAATAACAATCTCGGTTTTGCCTACATTGTTCCTTTCAAGAACAACAAAACAAACACCATCGAAGCTCAATTTCAACTTGGGTACAAGGGATACATCCAGTTAGCACAACGTTCTGGTCAGTTCAGTCGTATTGCTGCAACACCTGTTTATGATGGGCAGTTGATTAGCGAAAATCCTTTACTTGGTTATGAGTTCGATTGGTCAGTTAAGCCAAATGGCAACCCGATTGGATATGTGGCGTTTTTCAAGCTGATTAATGGCTTTACTGCTGAACTTTACATGAGTAAAGAAGAAGTAATGAAGCACGCTAACAAATACAGCCAAACAGCTAAAAAAGGCTTTGGCGTGTGGAAAGATCAGTTTGAAGCGATGGCACTTAAAACCGTGTTGAAGCTACTTTTATCGAAGCAGGCACCACTTTCAATTGATATGCAAAAAGCACAAATGGCAGATCAAGCAATCATCCGTGATGTGGAAAAAGACGAGTTTGATTATATCGACCACAGCGAATCGGTTGCGGATTTAGAAGCACCAAAACTACCGCTAAGCGATGATGAATTTGGCGCGGTACTTGAACAGTTGAATGCTGGTGCGATTGACAAGGCTTATATCTTGGATGGTTATGCTTTGACAGATGCGCAGCGTGTAGCGGTGGAGGCTCAGTGATGGAGAAGGTGAAATTTGTCAAAGCAAACCCTATTCGTGTTAGCCAAAAAACCACATGCGAATTACTTGATGTTAGCCGCCAAACACTCTCAAACATTATTGAGCGTGACGCTGATTTTCCTAAACCAATTAAAGATGGGGATTCTAGCCAATCATCTGTGTACTTTGACTATCAAGAGTTGCTTGATTGGCACGAGCTGACCAAAAAGAAAGCTAAGGGTGACTTATGAAACTATTCCGCTGTTCATCCTTACACAAACTCATTGGTGATGGTCGCTCTAAAGCGGCTGTCATCAGCGACACTGCAAAGTCTGCAATTCGTGACATTGTGAAAGAGGACTTATACGGCTTTCGCTCATTCACTGGCAACCAGTACACGCAAAAAGGAAATTTGCTTGAAGATTTAGCAATTGAATTGTCAGGCAAGATGCGCTTTCGCAATTACCAAAAGCATGTTGGACGTGTTGAAAATAAGTTAATCACTGGTGAGTGTGATGTGCTTGATCTTGAGCGAAAACTCATTATTGACACCAAGGTCACTTGGGATATTGGCACACATCCATTCTTTGCAGATGAAGCGATGGAAAAGGTCAAAAAGGCAGGCTATGACGTGCAGATGCAAGCGTATATGTGGCTGTATGACTGCGAAGTGGCGAACATTGATTTTTGGCTATTCCCTTGCCCACCTGAATTATTAAAAGACTGGGATGACATAGATCAGTTGGTTCATCTTGTCGAAGCAATTGATATTCGAGAGCGCAAAACGACTGTGATTATTGAGCGTGACGAAGCGGTTATTCAAAAGATTAAAGACAAGATTCCGCACTGTCAAAACTACTATGAGCAGCTATTTGCTGAGCGTAGCAAAGGAAAGGTGGCAGCATGATCGAACTCAAACTTGGGGTAATGTTTTTGATGCTGCTTGGATTGGGCGTGGTGATGACATGGTGAGTAAAAACATTCTCACTTGCTTTGAAATTTGGCTGATTAAAGGCGGATTTAAAGGAAAGCGAACACAAACATCAGTGCAGTATTTCAACGCAAAGCAACGCTTAGAAATGGACTATACAGGTCGGATGAATAAGCCGATGAAGCAAAAATACGTGCTTTTCTTAAAGCAGTATCTAAACAATGGCAAAGAATTTTTAGAAAGTTTGAAGGTGGCGTGATGGAAATTAGATTAAATAAAGCATGGGTGATTTATTCTTCCGCAAATGAATCAGGAATTATTCTTGGGAAAATACCTGAAAAACAGCAAGAAACATATATTAATTCTAGCAAATTTGCAGGACAGAAATATCACTATTCAACTATTTTTGGTGCTGTTCAAGGGGCTTTTAAACATGGATTGAATAGTTCAGATTCTCAATCATTTCTTGATCTTGAAAAAACTATTGAGCGCATAGCTAAAGATTGTCAAAACGCTTTTACATCTGAAAATCTTAAAGTTTTGCATTCTGAAAAAGTTGAAGAATTGCAATCTGAAATTGAGCTGCTCAAAGCACAGTTAAAGAAGAAGGTGGCGCAAATGACTAAAGATGATCAAAAGTTATGGGCAGTAAATATTCCTGAAGAACCTGATTCAGAGCTTTTGCATCCGATTCCATCAAAAGAAATGGGTGAACAGTTGGTATATCGCTTGAAGTCAGAAGCGTTACAGACTTTCCCTAAAGTCGGTCAATGCATTGCGGATTCAATCACTTTGGAAGAATGGAACGGCACTCAAGATGATCACACTAAGTATCTTCAAGAAAACAAAGAATGGTGGCATGACACAACGTTTTTGGAGCAAGCAAATGACTAAAGATATTGATAGAAAGGCTTTTGAGGCATTGCCGCTTGCTAAGCTTGCTTTAGATCAGGATTGGGTTAGATACCACGAAGAAAGTAATACATATTATCCAAACGAGGATTTTTGCCCAGACTCCGCACCAGAAGCAATGAGTTTTGCATGGCAAGCATGGCAAGCAGCCAAAGCCCAAGCCACTCCCGATGGTTTTGTTTTGGTGCCGAAAGAGCCGACACAAAAGATTCTTGATGCCTTTCCAGAGGTTGAATATGAAGACACGTATGCAGGTGCTTGTAGTATTTCGGTGGATGATAAGACCTTAAAAATTGGGTATAAAGCCATGATCGAAGCACAGGAGCCAACCAATGACTAAAAATCAATTAACCAAGCTTCAAGTGGCGAACTATGTTTGTGATGAGTTGCGTAGAGAAATGCCGTTTGACTTGATTTTTAACCAAGATGAATTGCCCCTGTTCATGAAAATCATTGATGATTCTAATCTAAGTGTTGGCTTTCCAGTTAAAAACATCGGCGACAACACCCATATTGGCGTAACTAAAGAGAACTTAAACGGCTTATATACAGCATTCAGCAGCTATATAAAAGAACACGATCATCCGAGTTCTGATATTGACCAGTACATCGCAAGTGGTGAATTTGATAAGGCTTTTAAAAGTGTGTTCGGTCTTCCGATTGGCGTGGTTGATAGTTTGGGAGAAGTGTCTTGAAAACTAAAATGGAATTGGCGCATGAGATGGCTATTGCAATGCAGAGTGTTGAACCAATAACAGACATGAAGTTGCTGGCTTCTCTTTGCTTTCAGTACGCAGATGCAATGCAAGCCGAAGCAGATAATCGTGAAAAAGAAGAAGCAGCGCAAAAACGAAAAGAAATCCGCGACATGCTAACCCACCCAAATACATTTGTTGAGCGTGAGGGACAACATTTTGATGATGTGGAAGAATGGCAACCCGATTGGAGTCAAGCGCCTGAGTGGGCTAATTGGTGGGCTATTGATGGATTTGGTGATAAAAAAGCACACTGGTATAGAGATAAGCCTTATCTTGATGATGATTCATTAATTGAGGATGAGTGGAATGCAACTTTAGATTCGCAGAAACATTCATTTGTGAAAGCACCATCATTCAATTATAAAGGCGACTGGCTCGAATCATTACGGGAGCGTCCGCTATGAATCTAATTGAACAATTGGTACACATGAGCCGTGGAACATTTCGTAATATTCTTGAATGTGCGGAGGGGTGAATATGCAAATTGATCGTAGAGTTCGAGCTAAAGAGTTTATGCAGCTGCTCTCTATTAAGAAAGATGTATTTTACTCACTAGTAAGAAACGGTGAAATTAAACAGCCAGTTCGGATCAACAAAAAAGATGTTTTTTGGCATGAGTCTTATGTGAAGCAGAAAGTTGAAGAACATAAGATTGAATCTGGAACATTAGCCTGCTCATAGCAGGCTTTATTATTTTTAAAGTGATTGTTGCTTTTCCAAAAACGGGTAACTTAACGGGTATTTTATACACAATCCAAGTTATGATATATAAAAATCAATTACTTATAATTAATATATTCATTTGCAATTAAAATATTCACT